ATTAATAGTACTGCTTCAACCCCTCTAGCCCTAACTACTAACCAGGCTGGGTATGATGCCAAGTACGGAACCTATCTGAAACTCTTCTCAGGAGAGTTATTCAAGGGGTTCCAGCATAATACAATCGCCAGGAATCTTGTCACCCGTCGTACTCTTAAGAACGGTAAATCTTTACAGTTCATCTATACGGGACGCATGAGCGCGGCCTATCATACGCCAGGAACACCCATCCTAGGTACAGAGAACGCGCTACCAGTAGCTGAGAAGACCATCCAAATGGATGACCTCTTAATCAGCTCTGCATTCGTTTACGACCTTGACGAGACCCTAGCTCACTACGAGCTACGTGGTGAAATTTCTAAGAAGATTGGATTTGCTCTCGCAGAAAAATATGATAGACTCATCTTCAGAGCTATCGCTCGCGGTGCTAGAGCCGCACACCCCATCTCGGCTACAGGTAAAGTTGAGCCAGGTGGATCTACAATCCAGGTAGGTACTGGTACAGGTGCAGCCGCTGATGCTCTTGATTCAGCTAAGCTTGTAGCAGCATTCTTTGAAGCTGCAACACAGCTAGATGAGAAGGGAGTCTCTCAGGAAGGTCGTGTCGCCGTGCTCTCACCTCGCCAATACTACACTCTTATTGAGAACGTATCTTCGAATGCGCTGATCAACAGGGATGTACAAGGTGAAGGATTGCAGAAAGGTAAAGGAATCATGTCTATTGCAGGCATCGAAATCCTCCAGTCCATGAACGTACCTTTCCAAGGTAAGTATGGTACAGCAACAACTATTGATAACGCTGGCTCATTCGTCGGTGCTACAATGGAAGCAGCTGATGTAGGACAAGGTGGTGTCAACAATAACTATGGTGCTGCTAACACTTGGGGAACTTCTTGTGGATTAATCTTCCAGAAAGAAGCTGCAGGTGTTGTAGAAGCAATCGGACCACAGGTTCAGGTAACGAGTGGTGACGTGTCAGTGATTTACCAAGGTGATATTATACTCGGACGCCTCGCAATGGGTGCCGACTATCTTAACCCAGCATCTTGTATTGAGCTTCACACTACAAACACAGCTCCAACCGCATTCTAAAACTTATACCATTAACCAACATACAGGGGAGTTCTCACGCTCCCCTTTTTTTTAATTATGGCAACCCCCGCATACGCAACATCCACTGAATTGGATGCAGTTAACTCTATCTTAATGAGCGTCGGAGAGTCTCCAGTAAACACATTGAATACTCAAAGCCCCGAAGTGGCTATTGCACAGAAGACCCTCCAGCAAGTAACCAGAGAAGTCTTAGCTGAGGGTTGGGTATTTAATACAGAGAACGAAGTTAAGTTTACTGTTGATGCTGATGATCAAGTAACCTTATCCGATGCTATCCTACACGTTGATACTAATAGGTTCTATCATTTAGATACTTATAATGTCATCCGTAAGGACGGAAAACTTTATGACCGTTATGAACATAAGAATACATTCCCAGATGAAACAACTATGTATTTAGATGTTGTCTGGATGTATGCTTTTGAAGATATTCCTCAATCTTTTAGAGATTATATTACCACTAGAGCTATACGGAAAGCTTCACTACGAATGGTGAATGATCTAGAAACTAATAAAGCCTTAGAACAGGATGAAGTTCAGGCTAGATCATTAGCTCTTGAATATGATTCACGTCAAGCTGACTATAACGTATTCAATGACAATAGATTCAAGCAATCATACAATAGCTTTAGACCACATCAAGCTCTTAGAAGGTAATGGCAAGTATTAACCAACGTATCCCTAACTTTTTAGGTGGGGTATCACAACAACCAGATTTTATTAAATTTCCAGGTCAGCTTAGAACCTGCCATAACGCACACCCTGATGTAACCTTTGGATTACAGAAGAGACCACCTGGTGAGTACGTTGGTAAGCTTGCTAATGCTGTAGATGGAGGTCAGTGGTTTGATATCATCAGAGATGATGATGAGAAATATTTAGTACAGGTCACTACTACAGGTACTCCTGATATTAGAGTATGGGACTTATCTACAGGTGAAGAACAAGGTGTTGTCTTCTGTACAAATGGGCCACAAAATTTTAACTACCTTTTAGGAGCAACTGATCCTCTAGGAAAACTAACGATTAATGATTATACTATTATCACTAATCCTCAGAAGACAGTTCTAAAATCAGATGGAGTAGGTGGTGCCTCAACTAGAAATACAGCTACAACAGTTTCTAACTATGGCTTCATAACTCTTAATGAGATTGGATATGATACAGAATATGTAGTATCACTTGATAACCCTACTCTACAAGCTACTACCAAGTACCGTGCTCAGGCACTTAAAGTTGTTAAGCAAGGTACATCTAGCTCTACATTTGAAGAGTCAAATGCAGATGGAGATAAGGTAGGTACACAACATTTCGTAGGTACCAGTGGTGTCTGGGAAGACGTAGAATTTACTGTTACAGTTAACGGTACTACCTTTGTAGATAGCCATACTAAATCAAGTATTGGATCTGGTACTACAGCTTCTCACCAGTATGTTCCTAATTACCACTCACAGTACACAGGTACTGTTACTTTACAAGATAGTGGTAAGGATGTAGGTAGTAACTGGGCTAATGAATATCAGGATATTGTTATTAATGGTATTACCTGGAGAGTAACTATAGTTAATGCATCTACATATCAATCATATGCAGATACAAAAGGTGCTATCCATACAACTCCAAAGAATATTAAGAAAGGTGAAATAAATATTGACAGTGTTCTTGGTGGATTACGTACTAAGATGATAGCTGCCTATGGAAATGGAGCTAGTTCAACAGTTCAAAACTTAGGACTTACAGCTACTATTACTGGTACTGGTATATACTTTGAAACTACTTCAGCATTCAATACTGTTGCAACTCGTGGTGGTATAACTAATGATGCTATGTATGCGTTCACAGATACAGCACAGAGTATAGCTAAATTACCAGCACAATGTAAAGATGGTTATATATGTAAAGTAGCTAATACAGAAGATAGTGAAGCTGATGATTACTATGTTAAATTTAAAGTTTCTGGTACATCAGGAAGCGTAGGTGCAGGTGTCTGGGAAGAGACTGTAGCACCAGGCATAACAGCAGGATTTGATTACTCTACTATGCCTCATGCATTAATAAATTATCGTAACGGTAACTTTGCATGGACAACATTAGATCCTGATGCTACTCATCAAAATTTAGAAGACGGAAGTGGTAGTGTAGCAGGAAGATCTATGAATCCTACTACTAATGGTAGGGTTGCTCCAACTGATTGGCAAGGAACTAAGATAGATAATTATTGGGTAGATAGAGTTGTAGGAGATGATGCTACTAACCCTATGCCTACCTTTGTAGGTCAAACAATATCTGCATTGTTCTTTGTACGTAACAGATTGGGTCTGGTATCAGGAGAACAGACTGTTATCAGTCAACCTGCTGATTACTTTAACTATTTTGTAGGCTCTGCTATTTCATCAAGTGATGCTAATCCAATTGATATGGCTGCAAGTGACGTTAAGCCAGCTATTATTCGCCATGTCTTACCAATACAGAAAGGTGTTATGCTTTTTACCGAAGCAGCACAGTTCATGTTATTCACAGAATCAGAGCAGTTTAGTCCTAAAACAGCACAGATCAAAAAGATGTCAGCTTACGACGTTAGTCGAGAGCTAATACCTGTAGATACTGGTACATCAATTATATTTGCAAGTAATAAATCATCCTATACTAAAGCATTTGAACTTATAGTTCAGAATGAGAATCAGCCACCAAAAGTTGTAGAACAGACTAGAGTAATACCAGAGTATATACCAAATGATGTTGATGATATTTGTAATTCCTCTACTAATGGCCTTGTTACTTTCGGGAAACTAGGGACTAGTACTTTATATACTTATAAGTATTTTGATGGAGGAGAGAGAAGAGAACAGTCTTCTTGGTATTCCTGGGAAATAGAAGGTGCATTAGTCCATCAACTTTACACAGGAGGTAATTATTTTACAGTTACTAAACAAGGTTCGGAATGGATTATACAGCGTTATGAGCTTGTCGTATCCTCTACTAATTCTCGTAGTTATACTGTGGGTACTGGCACAGTAGGATCACCTACAGCTATATCCAGAAGGTTTGAAGCTTGTCTAGATAATATGGTAGACAGGAGCCAAACTACAGAAAGTTATAATAGTACTACTCAGAAAACTACGGTTACCTATCCATATACAATTCAAAATGGTACTACTAATCTAAGGTTGGTAGAACTAGCAGATGGTAATGTAAGGACACCAAGCGAAGTAACAGGAACACAAGCTGTATATGATAATGTAGATTTAACTTCTATTGAGTTTGCTTCTGGTTATAAGTATACTATGGAAGTAGGTCTTCCTACTTACTATTTTGGTATTAGACAAGAAGGGTCTGGAAGTTATGATGCTAATGCTGACCTAAGAATACATAGACTTAATTTCGAACTAGGTATATCAGGACCAATGGAGTTCCATCTTACAGGTCCACAAACAGCAGATTATATCCATTATGAATCAGGTATCATTAATGATATCAGTACATTAAACAAGGTACCTTCACAGCTTTATAAACAAGTAAGTGTACCAGTATATAGAAAGAATAGTAAATATGATATGACCGTAAAAATTCCAGCACCATTTACAGCTACGCTAGTCGCAGGCAGTTGGGATGGTCGATACAACACCAGACGACATGTACGTAGATAGTAAATTCATCAAACCATGCACCCCTCAACTAGCTCTTGAGGTAGGAGAAAACCTTCGCAAAGATGATG